CTACTTAAANTTAATGATGTAGTATTATTAACACCTAATTGTAGTGTTCCATTATAATTGTTGTATATTTTAGAAGCATCTGATGAATCTTGAAATAGTCTTAACCCATTAGAATCACTAGTTGCGTTTTTTATAACTAATACCCCACTTTCTAAATTAATTCCAGTTTCTATTCCAACATCTCCTGCAAAAGTTGAGTTTTCTGAAGAATCAATAGTAAGAGCAGTACTTGTAGCATTGTCATCTATACCTGTAGAAGTAAAGTTTGTAATTTTATCTCCTGCTGTTATTGCAATGTCTGTACCTCCAGTAGTATTTCCATTAGCAAGAACTTCAGAAAGTTCATTGTTAGCTACAATTTGTGTATCTACATATCCTTTTGAAGCTGCATCTGTATTAGCAATTGGAGTTTCTGGAATAGTTACTTGACCTGTAAAAGTTGCCGATGTTCCTGTTAAACTTCCTGTAAAAGTTGAGTTTCCAGAAGTATCTATTTTAAATCTATCATTAGTTCCTAAACCAACAGCATCTGAAATCTTAAAGGCATTGCCATCACTTCTATCAATACCCATTGACATACTATTTCCATCAGTCTGAAAACCTATATAAACATCATTAATAGCATTAGAACCAATAGCTAACGAGGAGGGTTGCCCAGTTGTTGTGGGTTGAGATATTAAAACACTAGATTTAAAGGTATTTGTTACATTTGTTGCATTTTGAGTTATACCTCCAGATAAAGTAAGATTACCAAAAAAAGATGCGTTTTGGCTTACATCAATACTTGCTGCTGGAGTAGAATTAGTACCAAAAGTTAATGCACCACCTTTGCTTGTAATCCCTAAATCTTGATTATTTAGACTTATGATTGCTTTTTGTGCTGCTGCATTATCTAGCCATACTATATCTCCTTTTGCTGAACTACCAGCAGAATCGTTATCTTCTAAAGTAAAAGAAGGGTAAGTATCTGAAATTCTTATATCTCTACTAAAAACTAATTGAGTAGATTCCTGAGTTATAGCACTATCTGTAAGTGTAGTAGAAACACCAGAGCCACTCCATAAAGGAATTTTTCCACCTGTACCTGAACCAGTAGAAGCGTGTAGAGCCTGTACAAAAGCTGTTGTTGCTATTTTTGTAGAATCATCTCCTACTCCCTGCGTAGTTCCTGTTGTCGCTGTATTTATAGTTCCATTAAGATCGCCACTAAAAGTAGTAGCAAGTACAGTTGCGCTAGCTTTTATATTTCCAGAAACATGAAGTACTTCTGTTGGAGTAATACCTATTCCTAATTGTGTAGTGGAAACATATAATGGAGTTACATTTCCAAGTCCATCTGTAAGTTGTTTAGCTGTTCCTCCTATGGCATCATTATCTATTGTCTTTAATATTGCATCATAAGTAGCTGAAATTAATTGTCCTGTAAATGTTGCCAATTTGTTTTATTTTTATTTGATTCTACTTTATTTTCTAAATATTTTTTTAGCAAGATTTCGTTTTTTTCTTGCTCATTTGTTTTTTTTAATTTAGCTGCCATCCACCAAAATTTGCTGAGTCATCTGGGTATATATCTGGAAATGAATTTGCATAATACTCTGGGAAATTAGCTGGAGCATTATCTTGTAAATAATCTATAAGTCTGTTGCTAAAATATTGAGCTGTAGTTCTTTCTTTTTCAATTAAAAAATCTACCTCATTTTTATCTGCATTAACTGCATTTTCAGAAGTGTGTTTGTANATGCCATTATTAGAAATCGAATAGGCAGCGAAAGGAAGATATTCTACCATAGCCCAATGACATAGAGCTGGTTTTATATAATCAGTAACTAAGGTTAAATAATGACCTGCTAAATTGTTATTAGTTATTTTAGTTTCAAGTTGGTTATATAATTCAGTTCCTAAAAATCGCTGTATTTGAATTTCTTGAGCAATAAAAATATATTGTATAAATTTATCTGTATCAATATTCCCATTAGCTGATGTGAACCTAACTAAATCATCTCTATTTATAAATAATACCTGTGCCATAGTTTTAATTTTATTTTGGGTATGCTCCTCTATTAGGCATATTTTCTGGTGCTGTTGCAGCCTGTTTTGAACCTCTAGGATTTCTGTTATATGTTTTTGGAATAGTTCTAGTCTTTTTATAATTACTTAAATTTTCAGATGGCTCAGTATTGCTCTCTAGTCTGTATAAAACTTTTCTCCATTTATGTCTGCAATAAATACCTCCTTTAAATTTGAATAAATCAAAAGGTTGACCATTATGCCCTAATTCTCTATTTACCCCTTCTCTACTTGCTCTGTCAATATCTTCAAGAGTCCAAACAATTCCTGCACTTGCCATGTTCATCATGTTTCTGCAAAACTCTCTTTGTGTTTTACTTGATTTTCTTGAACCTATAGCATAAGTGTATCTTATTTTATATAAACCATTTTTCGAATCTAAATCACTATAAGAGCTGCCTTTCTTTTTTGACTTTATTTCATCTGCAAGACCTAGTAATCCTTTAATTTTAGATAGAGTACTTTTTTTCTCTTTAATTAAATAATTTGCCCAGTCCTCATTATCAATATCCTCATCTGCATCAATCTGGTCAACATAAATAAAATCTTCACTCATTTTGTGTCCTGTTTTAAAAAGTGAGCCTAAAACATTCTCTGTCTCCTCTATAGTCAGATTTTCTTTAGATAAACTCATTGACTGTGGGTAGCTGTCGTGGGATTCACATGGCATATACCAAATCTTACCATCTTCTTCGTGTTCATGATGTCCTTTACAACCTAACTTCTCGGCTTGCTCCTCTGCTTCTTCTGGAGTTTCAAAAACAAGTTTGCCATCTATTTTCTTTAAATCAACCTCTACTTTTTCCTCATCTATATTTTCTTGCTTGATTCCTGTTTCTTCTTCAATTTGCTCATCTGTTAAATCAGTATCTTCATCCATGAAGTCTAATGGTTTAAGCGTTTTGAAGTAAAGATTAAGTGCTATGTCATTAGTTGCTAAAAGGTCATCTAAAGCATCTATAACTATGTCTTGAGCAGGTTTTATTACTATGTTTAAAAATAAATCTGTTGCTGTTTGTATTTCATCTGCATTATTTCCTAGTCCTCCTCCAGATTCTCTAATTCCAAGTAAAAGAGGAGAAGTAATTCTATGTCCTACCATTAATTTTTTAACACATTCCTCAGCTAGGTAAGCATAATGCTCTGGAGCGTTGTCTAATGAAATATCTTGTATAGTTGTTGCAGATTCTTGGTTAGCATTAAAAGCAACTATTACTTTTTCCCCTATAGAACCAGTTAGTTTACCTAATACTTGATTTTTAATTTCAATTTGTTTCTCTTTATCTGGTATGCCTGAGTTAAAATTAACCACTTTTGTACCTGAAAAAGAATTTTGTGTTTCATTTATTAAGTAGCATGAAATTTCTTCCTCAAGTAAAGCGTATGGCATAGAAGCCGAGTAACTAGGTAAGCTATAATAGTGAAATCCTACTACATATTTTTTGACAATAAACAGCTCATTTTGCTCATTTGAAGTGCCAAATACAGGTATTCTTTTTAATTTGTCTCCATTTCTGTATTCCTTCCAGTCAGAATGGTAGTAATATGCCTCTATTTCCCCTTTATCATTACATTTCTCAGCTCTTAAAGTTTGTCTTGGGAAGTAGGTAAGCTTATTTATCTTCCTGTCTTTATTATAAGTTACCTGAAACGCTCCTTCTCCTAGTATTACAAAGTCTTGTACTACTCTAAAAAGGTCTTTATTTTTTAAAATAGACTTCATTTGTGCATATTGATCTGGCTTTTCGCTAGAATCGGTAGCATCTAAGCCATGACCATATACAAAATTTGTAACTCCATTTAAAATAGCATGGTTAGTTGTAGAGCCAATATATCTATCTATAACATATTGATAATAGTCGTTATTTTCGCCTATAGAAACAAAATCTTGGTTTCTTTCTTCAAATACTCTTGGAGCTTCGTATGAGTTAAGCTGCAAAACATGAATGTTATTTTTATGCTTCATAGAATACAAATTCATTAGTTGATGTAGTAGTAGTGTATTCTCCTGCATTTACACTATAACTACTTATGGTCTGATTAGTACAGAAAATTCTACCTCTAAAAACTTCTTTAGTAGGACTTGTTATGCGCAGGGTATAAAAATTATCTTGTTCTAGGTTAGGAAATGCAGATACAAACTGAAACCAATACTTATTTAAAGTAAACTGATCTGTAAAATTTTGTGAATAAACATTTTTATTTTCACTATCGCTAGTTATGTTAACAGCATAGGTAGTAGTAGCTGTATATTCTCTTGGAATAACTTGTATAGTTTGGTTGTTATTTGTCTCTTGTAGTATAATCATAAAAAAATATAATAAAAGGGGGTAACTCGTTAAAGTACCCCCTTCTAACCTAAACAAAACTTAATGAAAAGAAACCTATCGTTTTTTAGCTATTAGTACCTACTACTATTGTTTCAGTTGCACTTGATAATCCTACAAAAGGATTAGCCAATGTTGCACCAGCAATAAAATTAGCAGGAAGTTTTTCAGATGCAGAAAGAGTAAGTGTATAACCACTTAAATCTCCCATAGCTGTACCTGTAGCAACTGTACCTCCAGTTACTTCAGCTCCAAACTCTACACCCATTAAGAAAGCGTTGCCATTGTTGTCAACGACAGCTACTTGAGGTCTTCCATAAGCTAATAGCTTTATTTGTACATTATCTTCTTTACTTAATTTGGTAAGATTTAAAGTAAGGACTTGTTCAAAGAAAGTCGTTCCAGTTTCTCTTGAGCTTGTTATTGTCTGCTCTAAAGAACTACCTCCTTTTAAGTCATACTCGTATGCTGAGAACGAACCACTTGCATCTGTTATTTCATCTGCTGTGTATGTTATCGTTCCTAGTCCACCAAAGTCAACAAAGAAAACCTTTTGTATACCACCTACCACATCTTTACATGGTACTGCTCTACCTGCGCTTAAATTACAAGCCATATTTTTTTATTTTTAAAAGGTTAAACTTTATTATTTTCTACTATGCGTATAATACTACTTCAGAACCAATTCCATACTCAATTCCTGCTTTCCATCTCATAATGAATCTTACATTTTGTGATCCATCGATGTCTTGCATATCAATAATTCTAATTTCATTCATGTCTGAAAGTAATCCAGTACCGAAATATAAATTAGATGCTTGAGCTGCTACTGCTTGATTAGCTGGCATACCCGGAGCGTGGAATAATTTGATTCCATCTATTGTTAAAGGAACTCCATTGTACCATAACGTACCTTTGTTATCGATACCAGAACCTGCACCAACTAAGCCTAAAGCTTGAATGTAGAATCTTAAAATATCAGTACCTATATAAACATACATATCATCTTTTTGGTAAACTGTTGCAGGAATTGCTGCTACTATTTTTTGTAATTCTGCAATTACATTAGCTGCATTTACTCCACCACCTACAGCAGCTACATCTACTACATCTGCATCAGCAGCAAATAATACTGTAAATCCATCAAATTCTCCGACATTACCATTTACACCACTCCAGATCACTTGCTCATATTTGTCAGCTATTTTAGCAGCAAAATTAGTTACAATAAACTCTTGGAATGAAGCTGGTAAGTTTGCATTTAAAACAGAATATCCCATTTCAGCAGCTTGCCAAGTTTGAGAGAAATCTTTTTTACAAAATTCGCTATTGATTTGGTACTCCTCTAATGTAAGTACTCTTTCTGTAAGTGTTACTGCACCTGTATCTGTGAAATCACAGCTTGCATTTTTAATAAAGTTAGAATCAAATACTCCTTTTTGGATTACATATTTGTAGTCAATGTTTGGCATAATTGTTACCCCTCCATTA